CTCGTTGATGAGACCTTGCTCAAACTCTTTGAGCCAGGGATTTATGAATTCAATTCCAAAATTAGGGATCAGTGACAGAAGACCAGCACCAGACTTGATGAGGTCCAGGTCTTCTTTAATTTGCACATCAATACCCGGTCTCTTAAATTTAAGAACAATATCCTTACCATTAAGCTTGGCCTGATGAACTTGCGCAATACTTGCGGACGCAAGAGGGTTCGGATTCACATCTGTCACACCTTTTGGGATCTTGTCACGGACCTTTTCAAAATCAAATGGAGTGACATTATCACGAAGTGGTGCCAAATCATTTGAAAATTCTTTTCCAAAAATGTCGGGACGATTGGAAATGAACTGTCCTATTTTTATGTATGTAGGACCAGCGCCATCAAGAGCCCGACGCAACCATTTCCCCCTGTCATTTGGCGGCACTGCCCGGAACCCAAGACCAATCTCCAAAGGTCGGAGCGACCGTGGTGACCACATCCTTCTCTAAAGTGTGTTAACAAATTTTATTTATAAATTTAAGTGCGCAAATCAATCCTCGTGCCAAATACGCACATACATGACGGTACATTTACTCCTCATCATCATTCTCAGCCTTAAGCTCATCATCGGCCGCATCCTTTGTCAGGTCGTCCCACATGTCGTTCGTCTTGCTGAAAAAATCCTTCACGAAAGCCTGCTCTTCCTTCGCCGTCTTCTTCAGAGCCTCGTGAATCTCACGGAAAGAATCCATCCGCTTGGACTCGGCGACGCGCCGAGCACGGGCAAGACGCTTGGGGAGGCGAAAGCCACCCTCCTTGGAAGTTTCAGCACGGACTGTAAAGGGGCGGAGGCTTGCAGAAATCATTTATAATATATGAGATTTTATTCTTTAAAAATAATAGATGGCGTGCTGCTCAGGCGCACCTGAATATCTTTACGTTATTTTGCCATATTTCAACTTTTGTGGATTCAAACGACGAAGGGACCTTTTCATAGAATTTGTAAATGAAATTGCGATCCAGCCAAATGTTCGTATAGTCGTAAGTGAACTTCATGGACCGGCTTTTTTACCCAAACTCCCCGTGTGGCGCCACTTGGTTTTTCCAGAGGGAGATAGCCTGTGGATCAAAGAAAACCTCGTCAATTTAGCCGTACCTAGGGCAGCTCAATACATCGCATGGATAGATGCTGACATTACATTTTTGAATAAAAATTGGGTCAATGACACGATAGATGAACTTAAAATGAAAGATGTGGTCCAAATGTGGCACTCGGCGATTAATCTTGGGCCTAGCGGAGAATGTATCAAAACGGATAAAAGTTTTGGGTACATGTTCAAGGGGAGTGGGACCAAATGGGTTCCATCGGACCGATATGGATTTTGGCATCCAGGATATGCATGGGCATGCACTCGCACCGCCTGGCTAAAAATGGGAGGGCTTATCGATTGGGCCATTCTCGGCTCGGGCGATAGACACATGGCAATGGCGTTTGCCAATCGGGTTCTAGACAGCGCACCTGGAAACATTCATATAAATTACAAAAAACTCCTCTTGGAGTTTCAAAAAAGTGTCCAGGGATTCAATATAGGCTGGGTAGATGGCACCATTATTCATCATTGGCATGGATCTTTTCAAAATCGTAAATACAAGGAACGTTGGGAAATTTTGACTAAAAATTCGTTTGATCCGTTCAAAGATATTGGTCATGATCGTTCTGGTATCATTCAATTTAGCGAAGAAGGACTGCGGCTTGAAAAGTTTATAGCAAGATATTTTTTAGAACGGAATGAAGACTCGTAGAGCCTATTTTCGCAAATTATTGTTCGGATCCCACTTTCCCCGGTACCATGAGAGTGGAGCCTTCTTTTTAGAAACTAAAACGAACTTGTAAACACGGGCCACACCCCACTGGTCCGCCGTCATCCCTGGCCGGCTTCCCCCAGTCTGCCAGGCGCGGCGCCCACGGTTATACACGGTGTTCAAATTCTTGCGAGGAATTCCGGTCCTGGCCGAAATCGCGTTCTTATTGAATTTCAGATTCGGAAAAATCTTGTGAAACTGCTGGGTCCATTTGGATTTTTTAGGCCGAGCAAACTTGTCGGATTGACCAAGCTTGAATTTTCCTGTACGTTTACGCCGCAAAAGTTCTTTTTCGCGAACAAGCTGCATCTTTTTGGTCAGTCCAGTAAAATACCTCTCGGGCCATTTGTCGCCGAGTGTAATGTGGCGAGGACGACGCGGTGTCATATATCATGTACAGGGAATTTTTCATTAAAGAAACTGGTCTTTGTTATTTCAATACGAAAATGGGCTGGGGTATCTCGATCGACCAGGATGAGAATGGCTTCGTGTACTGCCAGGACGCCAATTTCGAGACGGGTCCGGAGGATTATGAGGGTTACCCGCCATGCAGCTACGACATGATCTACGAGGGCGTCGAGGCGCATCACAGTGAGATTGACATGGCGCGCGACGAGGGAAGCGTCAGTGCGGCCAATGAGCAGTGCTGGGAGGCTTTTGGATACGCCAAGGGGCGCTGGGACCGCCTAGACGATGAGGAGCAGTGGAAGATTCACGGTGAGTGGATGGCCCAGAAGCGTGCTGAAATCAAGGCGTGTGTAGTGGACAAGGAGGCGCGAAAGGCGAAAAACAAGGAAATTTCTAATTTCAATCATGCACCGGTTGTGAAGCTTGAGGACGAGATGAAGGCCCTTGAAGCGCAGCTGGCCCGAAAGCGCCAAGAGCACGCCGAACTCCGCGCACCCCTCACCAAACTCGAGACGGAATATGCCGCGATTACCCAACCGGACCGCGACAAGAAGGAACTTCAGGAACTCGTGGAACTCGAGAAGGAATGGGCCCGTGGGCGTTAATAAACAAACAGAACCTTCTCTCCCGACTCCAAAGCCGCCTTCATCTTCGTGAGGGTCTTGGCGATCTTATCCTTGGGACCGTCATCAAATGCACCCTCGTTGAATTCTTCTTCAAAATTCTCAACGTCATCCTTCGTGATGACCATAGTCTTGTTGCGCCAATAAAGCACTTCAGTGAGGCCTGCATCGTAAGCCTCATTGAAGTCCTTGGGAGTCTTGAACGTCTTTTCCTGATAAAGATTATTGATCCACGACAGAACGTCTGGATCCCCAAACTCACCCAGCTTGTTCTTCCACTGGGGAGCGACGAACCCAATCATCTTGCGCTTCGGCGCATACTTGACCGGGATCGCAGCAAACTTTGCGAGGGTACAGGCCATTGTGTTTGTTTTTTGGTACATGAACAGCATTTCTCAGTTCACTCACGAGTACATGACTCGTTTTTTAACGATTCTTTGTAGGCTTCATAAGTCCCCACGATCCATTTGGTTGCTGAACGAGACGATAACCAGCATGACGCGTCTGATAATTATTAATCTCTTTGAGCATCTTCTTGACGCGTGCCATATTCCGCTTCATAATTGCCTCGTTGTGAAATCTGGCGACATTGACTGCCTGGATAGCCCGGCTTTGTAGACGCGCGAGTGAAGCGGCGGTGTTTGGCGCTCTAGGGCTCCCTGACGAAGGGCTCCGGCGCTTCTTATAGTTTGCCATGGCTCTATGTGCCTCGGCCTTTACCCACGTACGATAATCGAGACCGCTTAAAGAACGGCGTCTTGGTGACATCTTAACATTAACTATTATTTTTTCCTCGTGTAGATTATGGCAACGAAGGTGAAGCAGAAGGGGTCTACGTTCACCGCGCTCAATCTGAAAACAGTCAATGGAAATCTGCCAGTTTACAAAAAGAATGGGGTCAGCACGTACTACAAACAAATGGCCAATGGGCAACTTGCCGCAATGACCCTCAACATGAGCGTCAAGAACGCGAGCGGGGCGGTCATGAAACTGGCCGAACATAAAAAGAAGACCAAAACACCCATGGCTGCTGCACCGGTACCAAAGCCGGGTCCATCATTCCCTTCCGGCTGGGTGAATACTGGTAAATTGTCAAATAATGGCCAAAAGGTTTATCAATCTGGATTATTGTTCGGTATTTTTAAAAATGGCAAAATCGTACAAAAATTCAAAGGAAAGGCAAAGATCGCCCCATATCACGCACCAGCTCCAGTAGAGACTCCAGGTATAGCGCCCGTCGTTACAGTATCCCTTGTGCCCGTCATAAAACCCGGACCAGATCACATAAAAGCGGCTGAAACTGCTTATGCGAATTCTGTTAAAAAAGTGGCGGCCAAACTCAAGGAACTTCAAGAAGTGACGGGTGCGAATAACGCAAAGAACTTGGATGAGTATATTGCCGCCAGGGGTAATATGGGGTTCGTTCACATGAACAGAACCAATACGGTTACTTATAAGACGACGACCGTGCAAGGATTCCACGGCGGCACCGGTTGGCGTTCTTCCCTCGCCAAACCTAAGTTCGTATTCTTTACCCGCCAAGTTAAACTGAGTTATACTCAATATCTGGCCCACAAACAACTCCTGTTCACTTATGGAAAGAATGTGAATTCGTTTGAAAATTTACGCATGAGTGATATTATTGATACAAAATGGCTCATCGCTCAAGACAAGTATGTTAGATCGTTATCGTCAAGACAGCTCTTCACTATGTACGGTTATTCATTCAAAGGTGACGCTTGGATCCATGCCTACCTGGGGGGCTACTTTGATATAAAACGTTTCAAAACGGACTTGCGGGATCTGAGCACCAAGTATTTCGCCTTCTTTTTCCAGGCTCGGGACTTTTACAAGATCAATTCGGGTAGCATTGATCAAGATTACAATCTGACCCTTGCCCGCGTCAGAGATGAAACCGACATCGGTAATCTTAATTCAATTATGAATATTTTTATTAATGAACTCAATGAAATTATTAGAAAGTCCCCACCGGTGACGCGGACGTTCATAGTGTTCCGTGGACAGGCTGACGACAAGTACCTGTCGGGCATAACTGGAAATCTGTACACGACCGAGAGATTTTGCTCCACATCCGTGAACGGTGATAAGGCGCGCAAGACTTTCTCAGCTGGTCATACTTTACAACGTATAACTATCCTAAAGGGATCCAAGTGCCTTCTCATGTTTGGTGCAACTAAATTTGATGATGAACTTGAGATCCTTTTGCCTCGCGGTTCAACCTATCAAATTGTGAAGAAACGTACAAATGTCAAGGTGAACCGGTCCACGAACCTCCTCAAACCAAATGTTAACCCAGATCGCGTTCAAAACCTTGTTGATATCGTGCTCATTGGTTCAGTGGAGAAGGCGCCACCAGTTGAGGCGGTGCCTGTTACTGTCGTCCCTAAAACGAACGTTGCAATCATGCAAAACTTGCTTAGCAAACAGAAGGGATGGAGCAGGACGAAGATCACGAATATGATTGGCAAGGGTGGTTACGGTGCAGTGTATCAGGCGGCGGACCCCAACTTTGGTAATGTGGCTGTTAAAATTCAGAAAAAGAGCAACAATTCAAATGCCGAGGTGAAAGCTCTCAAAAAACTCGGACACACTGGTGTTGCCCCCAACTATTTTAATAATAAAATTATAAAAGCGAACAACAAAGTCGCAAAGATCATTCCCCGAGGGGTGACGAATGGAAATAACGTGTCACTCTTAATGTCGCAGATGATCCGCGGTTCAGCCCTCAAGAAGTGGTACACGGGTGCACCAGTCCCTCAAAACATAAAGAACAAAATCAAAAATTCCATCGCAGTGATGCATAACAAAGGCGTCATTCACGGTAATTTACATAGGAATAACATAATCATCGGGAATAACGGAAAGGCTTATATTATAGATTTCGGCAAGTCGCTCGTGACAAACAAATCATTCAAAACTGTCAAGGAGGCTAATCAATATCTTAAACAACTTACAGGTCGTTTGAAGGCTTCACATGGCAAGACGTCATGGTACTCAAATAACAAACGGACCCATTTTGCTAATGGGGGTTTTCTGGCAAGATTGATGTGAGGCCATCCTTTCCTATGATCCCGGTGAACCACTTGCCTTGGGGTCCGCATCGGTTCTTGTCGTTCCGCACGAACTTGGCGTAGTCGTGGTGGATCTTTCCTGGGCTCACCGCAACCACAGAACGCACACACGTCTTGTCTGTGGAGCTGTAGTACATGCAAACCTTGCAAAGGGAGCTCATTTAGTTTACAAACGCGACACGCCTCTAAATAGTTCAAGAGGTTCCCATGTAAAGACGCCCGGCAGCTCGCCGCAGATGCGGACAGCCTCTTCGCGCGTCTCCACATAGACTAGGTTGTGACCACCGGCTCTGAGTTCACGGATGATGTAGATCATTTTTCACTTGGCGTTCACACGCTCGCCGGCTCTAATACGCAGGGCGTCAACTATAAATGTTGACGTATTTTAATGAGAATTGAAAAGAATCAAGAAAAGCTGAAGAGGTGGCTCAAGGCGGAAGAACGCAAAATTGCAAAAGTCCACGCTGCCAATAAAGCCGTCCTGAAAAAGATTGCCAATCATACATATCTCATAAAAGAGAGCCTGACACGGTTCAATCGCCCAACTTACAAAGCAATTTTAAATAATAATTGGAAAAACAATTCCTCAAATTGGAACGGAAATTTCAACGGACTTGCGAACCCTGAACCACTCATACTCGTCACGAACAACGGTCGGTATCTTGGCCACGTCTGGGTGAACGGTGTCAAGGTACTGAAACGACCAACCGGGCATTTCCAGGGTATACAAAAGACTGTAAATCTGAACCGGAACCTAAGAAACACAAAGAGCCCGCCCCTTAACAACATTCGGGTCACTCCGCACCTTATGAAGGCTGTTGAGAATCACCTCAGAAACTTGGGGTACCGATCAATGTCCACACATTTCCCTATGGGCAAGATGCTCAACATGCTTCGTCAGAGCCCAAATTGGAAGAAAACGGGACCTATGGTTTACAAGAAGAACATCTAACTGGAAACCACCAAACCGTAAATTAAAATATCTTTTAATTATAAATGAACAATATAGTGCGTCTCCTGTCCAAGCCTCAACTGACGTACCGTGAGGTCAATAACCTGTCACATCTGACGTATAACGTCCTCCCAATGATGATTGCGAATGCACGCCGCAAGGGACAGAGGGAGTTGGCGAACGCCCTCTCCAAAATTACCCATCGAGTTGAGAGCCGTTTCAGAAGAATGTCTGGCCCGCCCATGAACTTTTACAATTCAAATAATAATCAGCCTCCTCAAAATTACAGAAATGAAATTTCCCGCCAAACAGGTCGCAACGCCAACTACAACAATTTTATGAAAAATTTAAAGAGGGTCCTGGCGGGTCATCGTGCTGCCAAACATTGGCGCGAGACGATGCCATATGAGGTTCGTCAGGGTCGCGTCAATGTGAAACTTCCTGCGAATGCATCAGACATTGTGTCGTACAAGAATTTCAAAAAGGGTAATGAGGCTATCATGGTCATCAAGAAACGGATTCTGAACGGTCAAGTCCGTCCAAAACGCTACTATATTGAAAAAAATACATTCGCCCGTCTGGCGGGTATTCCATGGGCCAAGGCAATGCGCAAGAAGAGCAGTGACTTTATGTTCAAAGATCCACTGAACCGCCGGAATGTGTACCGCCGGAACCTGATGAACGTCAAGTTCGTCTAATTCACATACTTGGCGTCATCGTCAATTTGCTTTATAACCTTGTTGATCCGCGACAGCTTGCGCTCCATCATGCCTCCCAAAATAAATGCTCCAAAAGTCAAGAGTCCTGTGAAAATCGCAAGACCTTTGATTTCTTCCATTTCCATTGTTTAAAGATGGGGAGAGTTCCTTAAATAATGAACATGTATATCAAAGCTATTTCGGTCGTGATTGGTTCACATGTTTTGCGCTGTGTAGCGGAGTACGCATATTTCACACAGTGTGCAGGTTTGTGGACTTCAATTTTCTCTTGGAATTCCCCAACGTGTAGGGGCCTTCGTTGGGTCGCTGACTCGGCCATGACGAATGTAGTAAATATAGTGGGCGGATATTCACTTAAGCTTTTAGGATCTTCTTGAGTTCTCGGATTTCATTTGAAATTTGCTGATGCCAAGGTTCAAGCACGAAGACCTGGAACCCCAGGGCTATGGTGCTGACGGTGGCCGCATAATATCTTCTCATTAATTTTAATTTAAATTGACAAAAGAATTGGCCTCTCATTGAAAGGAATCCCGTTGAATCTGGTGGTTGCTGCTGACGTGTAAGCCCCCATCCGAGGCCAGACTATCCAGTCACCTTCAGTCAGGCTCTGGGGAACTTCAATTTTTTTCGAAATTATGTCGCCTCCATCACATGTGGACCCAAACAAAATTCTTGGAACCCGGTGACCCTCAATTTCATTTCCAAATTGGTCGATGAAAAATCCGGGGGATGGGTTGGCATGATCAAAAAGTACACAATTAAAAGCCCCGTACAGGGACTCTGAAATCGTCACTCCTTCCCCCTTGACACCCATGACAGGTGTGACGAGGGTCGCCATATGTTCAACCATGTACCGTCCTGGCTCGGCTATGAAAATAAATTTTGAATTTAATTTAGAAATTGTTTCATTAATTTGTTCCGGAACTGGTCCGAGATCAAAAACATTTGTAGACGAAAATCCTCCGCCAATGTCTATAAGTTTGGGGTCAAACCCAAATTCTGTCGAAAGTTCAACAGCTTCCATGGCCAACATAATTCCATTCTTAAATGCAGACGGATTTTTGGCCATTGATCCCACATGGAAGGAAATACCTACAAGATCTAAACCTAGGGTTTGGCACTTTTTTATAAGTTCGGGCCATTCATGTTTTTCAGCGCCATATTTTATTCCTAAATTGCAACGGGCCTCGGGGTCATCGGCACGGATCCGAAGAACGACCTCCTTCCAGCCACCCTGGGCCAATTTTTCCAGTTCACAGACCGAATCAAACGTGGTTAATTTTATATTTAAATTTTTCGCGTGTGCAATCTCCTGACGGCGTTTGCACGGGTTCGCATATATAATCCGTTCTTGCTCGACGCCCATTCCTAACACGAGATCAATCTCTGCCGGACTTGCGCAATCGAACGAAGAACCCAAGTCTGCAAGGACCTTTACAATCCTTGGGTCCGGATTGCATTTGACGGCGTAGAATGGACGGATGGTCGGGAATACCCGCGTCCACTCTTTGTACGCCCGTTTTAGAATGCCCAGTTCGTAAACGTAAAAGGTATCTTCAGGTTTTTGAGAGAGAAGGAGTTCGGTGAGAACTCCAACCCCGACCATCAGAAGTAAGACTTCTACGTGTCCTGGAGATTTTAATTCTCGCCTAAAATTAAATGCCCAAAGTTGCAAACCTCCTGATGATGGAGGCGAAAGGGGTGCCGGTCAAACATAAACTTCTGGCCATGGCTGCAAAGCCATCCCCGACCAAAAAACAACTCATGATGAAACTTGTTGGGGTGCCGAGCCGTATGCCTACCAAATATTATAACAAAAAGGGTCGGCAATTTTTCCTGACGCTCAAGGGAAAATATGTTGTGCGTCAAAACGGCAAGTCTCTGTACGGCCTGAAGGCGGCTGGTCCAAATGCAGCAACGGCACCAAAGGCGATCCGCCCCAAACGCTACATCATAAAAAGTGTAGTGAGAACGCCAAATTCTCATCCGCTCATGCCAATGTCAAGAGCAAAAAGAGTCCGCTGGGTTAAAGCTAAACCAAGTTCATTAGTAAATTAAAATGGACCGTATTTTCATCCTTGACCGTTCTGGCTCCATGGAGACTTGCCGTGACGACACGATTGGCGGATTCAACGCCTTTCTTCGCGATCAACAAGCCATGGGAGGGACCCTGAGTCTGATCCAGTTTGATCACGAGTACCAAGTAACTTTTGGACCAAAGCCAATTGGTGACGTGGAGCCTCTGACCACCGAGACGTTTCAGCCTCGCGGGTCAACGGCTCTCCTTGATGCGATTGGTCGGACAATCAAGGAGGCGACGGTGCAGAATCCTAGCGTCGTGATCCTAACGGACGGTCAGGAGAATGCGAGCCGTGATTACACAAAGGCGCACATTAAGGACCTGATTGAGCAAAAGACGAAGGACGGCTGGACGTTTGCATACCTGGGCGCAAACCAAGATGCGTTCGCCGAGGCGGGATCTATGGGAATCCCAGCTGGATGCACTATGAATTATGACGTTCGCAATACGCCAGTTGCTTTCCGCGCCCTGAGCGCTGCAATGTCGGCACAGGCTTCAGGTCAGACCCAGACCGTTGATCTGGCGACGCAGATCGTCTAAAGTTCCATTGTTGCTCAACTGATATGTGGTTTCAAGTTCGTCTACAGTGAACTCAATGTCGTGTTTTATTGTACCTTCGCGTGTAATTTTAATAGTAATTCCACCTTTTTCATGAATCGCGTCCACTTCGTGTTTGTAACGCACGTCTGCTATTACAATCGCGTCCCCTTCCCACGAGTCAAAAAGCCTTTTAACGAAAAAATCATTCGCGACGAACATTCTGGTCGTCTGAGCCACGTGCTGCATCGCCGATCGCGGTGAAACCCCCCAATAAGGGTCTACAATATCCTTGGTTTCGGTTTCAACCGCAATATCACTCCATCCATAAAGGGCCTTGACCGCATCCTTTATGGGTTGAGCAAATCTGACAATTCGGTGCGTTCTTGAAAACAATGTCGCAACCGTGTCCTTACCTGAACGGGCCCTCCCGGCAAGCCCGATGAGTTTGGGAGTCATTTAGTATTTAATTACCTTACTGTTTTAATTGACCCAGTTTAGCGCCCAAGGCATTTGCGAGTTTGGCTGCATTCTTCGCCTTTTCCGCCTTGAGCTCGGCATTTGCAGCGACCCCCTCTAGTTTATTAGCCAGCCCCATCTGCTGTGCCCCCAAATTGGTCTGTGATCCTGCGATCTCAGATGGTGCCGTCGCGCCATTTGATGAAACTGCCGTCGCGCCATTTGATGAAACTGCCTTCGCGCCATTTGATGAAACTGCCGTCGCGCCATTTCCACCCTTATAAGCCTTATAAGCCATGTACATACTAGCAAGCAGACCAATAAGCGAAATCGTCAGAATCAGAGCCGAGAAAATGAAATTTGAATCCTTCTCCTTCTTGGTGTCCATGTACGTTTTAATGGTAATCGACGACTGTGCAATTCCAAAAATGCAAATTCCAAAAAAAATGAGGGGCACTGTTGCCTCAGACAGACCCATTATTATTTCACAACGATTTTTTTCCCAAGGACTTTTTCAGTCTTGCGTTTGGCCCCCATGAGACTCGGGCTGGACCACAAAAGCCATCGGGACCAGAACCCAGCCGTCTTGGCACCTGAACGCGTCCAGTTTTCCCGGTGAGACAACCTCCCTCCTGCGTACCCTGCGTGCCGTCCCACGTACCGTTTCATACGCGCACGATCCTTGTGTTTGGTGTAATCCGAATAACCTTTGAGACCAAAATGAACCTTTGAACCGTCTGAGAAGGTTGCTGTAAACTTGTGGACACCGTTTACAGCCTTGGTCACATACACAGTGTCCTTCATTTCAGGCTAATTTTTACTGAGATATAAATTAACAAAATGAGAATGATGACGTTAAAAACAAACCAGCCTGTTAAGTAAGGCGTGATCGCATTATTCTCAAGAACCATACTGAGAACCTGACGTGTAAGCGACTCGTCATCCGATTCCTCTGAAGCCATGGATCGCTATCTTGCTAAAGCGCTCCAAAAAAATGCCCACGAGTTTACGAAGCGGGGTCAGGCTGTGTGCGTCATGGGCAAATCAGGTATCGGCAAGACATGGACAGTCCGAAACGAATTGTGCCCGTGTATAGAACTCACATCAGAGATTCTGAAAAGCAAACAAGACACCGTTGATTTTTTAAATAAAATTCACGGGACCAACACCCCGGTAATCATTGATGAATATGAATGTATTTATGATTTAGTTGGTCTGCGTGAAATCACCGGACCTCCAACCAATGGTATTTTTGTTGTCATTTCTCAAATTCCAGTTAAATTTAGTTTTGAAATTGAGACATATGACTTTCCGGTACCTGGACCGGATGTGATCAGGAGTCTTTTTCCCACCGCGAGTGAACATGTTATCGCCACATGTGGGGGTGACCTGAGGCGGGTCCGCCAGAGCCTCACATTCACATCTGACGCTCGAGATGATTTCATGGGTCCAAAGGAGTTCGTCACATATCTTGTGAGTAAGGGCTCTAATGCCAAACCCGTGGATTACATAGGGCACCCCATTCAAGAGCCTGGAAATATTGCTTCAATTTTACATGAAAATTATCCAGACTCCAAGGGGAACCTGGAGGTGATATCAAATTATATGAGCGTTGCTGACATTATTGAAACCCGCGTGTACAATGGAGACTGGGAGCTTCTTTCGTATTTTAATTTATGGGGATGTCTGTTACCCGCTCAAGAAATCAATCATACACTTGGCAAAAATTTGCGTCCCGGATCAACATGGACCAAATATCAAAATATGTGTATGCGTCACAAAAAAATTCAATCAATTTCTACAAAAATTCCTCATCAAAATCTGAACCTTGATGCTCTGCTACTCATTCGTTCACAAATTGAGAATGGAAATTTTGAATCCTTTTTGGACTATGGACTGGAGCCATCTGACATTGACGTTTTGAACCATTTGAGTCCGCTCACCAAGTTAAAAGCAAAAACCGTTTCATTACTCAAGAAACAATGTGTGGAGGCGGCTGCGAACCGTGCCAACCAGACGAAGAGTCCTTTGTAAAAGTGCAAGGTTCGGATGTTTACTTCCATTGTGAGGTTGGTGAGGAATCCGTTCTTGAACTAAATATGAAATTGAAGAAACTGGTCACGGATCTGCGTCACAAGTACATCGACCTTGAAATTCACGGCCGTCCAGAAGTCCGAATCTGGATCCGGAGTGACGGTGGTGACCTTCACGCGGGCCTGAGCGCCATGGACTGTATCCGGTCTCTGAAGAAGGTTGCGAAGGTCCGGACAATTGCGGATGGCGTGTGTGCATCCGCCGCCACCTTCATTCTTCTAGGTGGCCGGACCCGGTACATGACTGAGAACTCGTACGTATTGATTCATCAACTCAATATGGACGGGACATGGGGGAAGTTTGAGGACTTCAAGGATCAGATGGAGAATCTGTCCCAATTTATGGATCGGTTCAAGGATATTTATACATGCGAAACTCAGATCCCTGAAAAGGATCTCAAAAAGTTGCTGAAGCGTGACGTGTACATGGATGCCAAAAAGTGCCTAGAGTGGGGGGTTGTGGATTCTGTTTGGGTATAATTTACTCCTCTTTCACACCCGGCTCTGGGATGACCTCGGGCTTGGTCTCTACGACAACTGGCGCCTCTGCAAGTTTAGGGGAGGCGGTGGCGGCTGGGACGATCGTTGGGAACTTGATTGCCCCCTTCTGGAACTTGTCGGTGAACTTTTTGTACAGGAAGTAACCTATCACGAGAACTGCGACGATCGCAACAATGTTGAAAACATTGAATGGCGACTTGGATGTAATCTCCTGAACGGCGGCGCGCTTGGCGTGATCAACAACTGGTGGGACCACTGAGCTCATTAAAGAAAAAACAGGTTTTTTCCAGGCCATAGAAGCGCATGTAACTTGAATTCCAATTCAAAATGTGTGAGGTCCTTATGGATCGCGTTTGGTCTGATTTTAACGCTTGTAGAGCGGAAACTAATTTTGAACTTAAAATCAGGGATCATGCTGATTACGTATGTGAACACTGTGGAGGCCGGAAGCAGTACGATGTTTTTGATGACTTGCCCGTTTGTATAGATTGTGGAAGGGTTGATTACGAGTTTGTGTGTGACGAACCCGAATGGAGGTCTGGAGGTGACGAAGGCAAGACGGATCCCTCCCGTGTAGGTGCTCCTGTGAACACTGACCACTTTTCGGCCGCCTGGGGCTCATCAACCATCATGAATGTTGCGAAACAATCCACGTATCAGCAAAAGCGTTTGGCTATGATTAATCTTCACACGTCTATGAATCACAAGGACCGGGCACTTTTCCACGCTTATCAAGAACTTGACAGGGTCGGCAAGCAAATTCTGAACCTTCCGGATAATGTGATGTATCAGGCTAAAATCAAGTACAAGGCGTTCAACGAGGCTGTACTGACTCGTGGGGCGGTGCGAAACGGTATCAAAGCCAACTGCATTTTCCAAGCGTGCCGTGAGTCGGGAGTTGCGCGAACGACTCATGAAATTGCAGACGCGTTCGGTATTCCAGCCCGTGATCTGTCGCGGACGTTTGACATGTATCAAGAACAGGTTCCAGAAACCGAGGTGCACATCACTACAGCTGCAGATGTGATTCCGAGATTTTTCAATGACGTGTCATGTGTTCCAGAATCTCAGCGCGGACGAATTAAGATGAAGATTGTCAAGGTTTGCAAAGAGCTGGAAGAATGTGTAGAGTTGCAGGGGCGGACTCCCAAGGCGGTGGCTTGCGCAATTATGTTTACAATTTTGAAGGAATCTGGTTTCAGTCCAGACAAGGCAGAGCTTTGCAGAATCTGTGGGGTATCTGTGCCAACTTTGGGAAAGATTGAGACGATTGTACGCAACTTAAGGAGCAGTGATGTGTAAATAGTAATGAGTGGTCAAATTATTTTGTTCGCGAGTACGCCATGTTACGGCGGTGTGTGTCTCCAGGCTTATGCAGAGTCTATGCTTCGTCTTCAGCGTACATGTGCTGCAAATGGTATTCAAATGATGCTAGACACGACGGAGAACGAGTCACTTGTACATCGGGCCCGAAACCTGGCTGTGGCGCGTTTTTATCAGAAGACCGAGGCGACGCATTTCTTGTTCATTGATGCTGATATTCATTTTGATCCAGAATCCGTTATCCGTCTCATCAAGTCAGGTCATGATGTCGCCGTAGCGTGCTATCCCAAGAAGTGCGTGATGTGGGAGAGCGTTGATCAGCACATCAAGAGCGGTGGGACTGGCAAGGATCTTTCACGGGTCGCCGCGTCTCTTGTGATGAATTTCAAGTCGGCCAACACTCAGATCGTCAATGGTTTTGCGGAGGTTCTGGATGGACCGACAGGTTTCATGCTCATCAAGCGGGAGGTTTTTACAAAAATGCACGAGCGGTACCCAGAGCTGGAGTGTGTGAATGATCACCAGAATCGTGACCTTGACAAGTATTTCGCAGTTTTTGACTGTATGATTGACCCCGAGTCCCGCCGGTATCTTTCGGAGGATTATGCCTTTTGTCGGCGGTGGCAGCAGATGGGAGGGAAGATTTATGCCGATGTCATGACGGTCCTAGGCCATGTGGGTAATATTCGTTTCCAAGGCCGACTTGAGGACCGAATCGCAGCCACGGCTTAAGGATTTAAAACGAATGAAACTTAATGGCCGTTCTTCATGTTTGTGCCGTCACGAGAAATAAATCAATCAGCGCTACGACGCTACATACTATGATGAATCTCCATATGTTGTGTATGATGCGCGGGAACCATCTTGAGATTCATTTCGTTGAAAATAAATCCCTTCTTCCAAAGATCATAAAGACGGGCGAACGCATTTTTTGGATGGATTACGGAACAAATTTGAATCAGGAAATTTTGCAGAAGGTTATTGATCCCTTTGACAAGGGCGTTCAGGTTCTGGTATTTCCGTCGGTCACGGAAGGCATTAACTGGGAGCAATTTGAAAAGAAGACAAAGAACGGGTCAACGGAACAGGCGTCTCAGCGCGGTTTGAATTTTGACACAGAGGTTGGCAAGAAACTCGCACCCGGACTATACGAATGCAACCGCACAGCGGCGCGTGTATGGGCCATGGACGCCAAGCCAGTTGACAAGAAGATTCGTGGAGGAAAGGACCCTATCAAGCTCCCCCTCGACAACAACGAAGAGATGTTCGGGACCCTTTCTAAAATTGGTATCAAAATTGGTGTCGCGTCTGAGGCTATCGTGGTGTGTCACTACGTTCACGAGTGTTTCGGAAATATACTCGAGGCTGCCGGAGTTCAACTCGCACCTTAGAGACTTGAGTCTAAATTAAACTATGAATGAATATATCCGGGTAGCCTGGAAATCGTCCGATGCTAATCGGTTTCCAGGGCCCCAACCGGTTTCCATCGAGCGGAGACACTTCCCTTGGCTGAGGCGCCAACCCTATTTCGTGTGTGAAAAGACTGATGGCGTGCGCCAGTTTTTGGTCAGCAACGATGATGGTGTGTTCATCGTGAATCGCGCGTTCCAGACGGAACCTGTAAAGATTCGCATCCCCAAGGACACTTTGCTCGATGGTGAACTTGTAAAATTGAAAAATCAAAAAATGGCTTTTATTGTTCATGATGCGGTTCTTGTCAAAGGTGAAAACCTCATGGACGCTCCACTTGATCAGCGTCTCTCCAAGGCGAGTGGAGTCGTGAAGACTATCATCAAGACAGCGACCGCACCTTTTGAAGTCAAGGTTAAAAAAATGTACAGACTTTTTGAAGAACCAATTCCCGATTTAAATTCTTTTCCGTACGAAACGGATGGGATCGTTATGACACCTGTAAACGAACCGATCCGCATGGGAACCCACGAGACCATGTTCAAGTGGAAACCCCGTGAGCGCATTACGATTGATTTTGAATTGAAAAATGGAACCGAACTTTTTGTACAGGATCGGGGGGAACTTTACAAAGAGGCGGAGCTCCATCTTCGGCACCAACGCAAGGATCTGCCCGACGCCACCATAGTAGAGTGTGGATACGGAGATCTGGGATGGTTTGTGGAAAAGGTCAGAACCGACAAGACGCACGCCAACAATCGTCGCACCTATTTCCGGACCATTGTGAATATTCGTGAAAATATCCAATTGTCTGAGATTACGGGCGGTACCACGCCTGGTACCACTCACCCTTGAACGTTTTAATATCAGGAATTTCTCTTACGGATTCATCGTCTTTGATGTACCACTTGTCATATCGTCTCACGAGTAGCGCATAGTGTCCCCCCCTTTGAACCCCTTGATGAAGTACACATGCAAACAGTTTGCGTCCCTCAAATTCAAAAGGAATTTCAATTGGAAATTTATATTCGTACATGGAGAATGAGAAGCTCACGATTCTCGGCCACTTTGAAACCCTGTTTCTGATTCCCGCCACTTCATGAGTTTTTCCTTGAGCATCAGTGTATCCTTCAATACTCTGCTCCTCAAAACGATCATCCAAAAGATCCTGGAGTCTACACGGTTCATTGACGTCCAAAACAAGTGTCGTGAACGGAGTCTTCACGGTGGACATTCCGTCGTTCCACAAAGTCTCCTGTGAATCCTCACCATTGAATATTTCTTGAATAAGCTCCTTACCCAGTGACTGTTCAAAAACATCAATCAGAAGCAGGATCGTCTCTTGGGCATCATGTTGTTGCCCGCTCACAAACTGAGGGAAACGTAGTCTGAATGCGCCCAGAAGATCACTGGGACTCACAGGGTCAGTCTTATCTTTTGTGAAAAGTTCCCGAACAATTTTTTGATATTCACGGGTGATATCGCACGGCCCCGTGTATGGGGGAATTGAGAAAAGGTGTTTTGTGAGCGGCGGAACGTGCGCGAGACATTGAATACTTGTATTGAAATAGCAAGTATTGCCGAGGTTCCACAAGCCTCGCATCTCGCCTTAAAAGGTTACCGCGTTATTTCTCTAAACAAAAATGGTCACTGCTCATCCGATGGCCCGTCCTCTGTTCGCCAAGTGGGAGCCTATTATTCGGAAGCACTCCACTTCTCCCAATACGGAGATTGAGATTCGTTTCGGTCGGCGTTCCGGCAACGGTTTTGACACGAATGTGGGTCAGGCGACTTTCGAGAAGGTTTCTCGGGCCCTTAATAAGTACACGGGCTGGGAGTCTACGAAACATACAAATGCGACTGTATATTACTTTGAGGGATCCAAGCGATTGTCAATCGACGAGGAGACCGATGAACAAGTTGGTCACATCAAGAAGCGCGTGACGGTCGACGACTTTAGCCTCGGGACTTCGCCTTTTGACGTCCGTCTCGGGGTGAGCACCGAGGAGCCCTTCGAGTATGACGGGGAGGAGACGAGCACCAAGCAAACGACCAAGGAGCGTTGGTCGTTTGTCCGGAAGAACCTGTCAATTGATATGACAATCGTCAAGGGCACACCCGATGACAAGGATGCTGACGATGATACCGTGTACCAAATTGAAATGGAAATTGTTGACCCAAAGCAAATTTCGGATGAAAATGAGTTGTTCAATCTTCTTCACAAGGTTTTTGATCTGCTCAAGTGTGTCTAATTATTTTTTGGGTGGGGAACGTTTGGGCAGGGGAGGGCTTGGACGCGGTTTAGGGACGTAGGCTGGAATGTGCTTGATCTCACCAGTTACCACATTCTCCACGTCATGGGCCGCACGCGCCGGGCTCATCGGCACTTCTTTATTTATCCACGATCTTACAGCCTCTTTCATGTTCTTCTGAGTGGGTCTGGGCTTCTGGAATGCCAGGTTGGTCACCAAGTTTTTGAACTTCTGAACCTTGTTGGCCGGCATCCAATTTGGAACCTGAATTCGGGCCACGAAACGTGCCCGGGATGGTTCGTTCGTGCGGACCGCCTTGGTCTCCTTGACAAACTTCTTGTACGCACGGTTCACATTCGCCTTCAGAGGCTTTCCACGTGCACCCACCGGTAATTTTCCATAAATTTTCATAAAAATTGCTTCATTTCCTTGGCGTGACAGGTTACCCAGATTCTGACCGAGGCGGGTAGCGTACTCCAATTCCAGGGCAAAATTATTATTTGAATTTGAATTGGGTGAAGGGCTTGGGGTCTTGGCCTTGGGCTTTGTCACCACGGGTTGTTTCTTGCCTGCGATATAGGCTCTGAGGGTGTTGAACTTGTTCGCCTTGGCGGTGGCATTGAATTCTGAATGTAAATTGACAGGGAGCAAAGCCTTGGCAATCTTATTTTGCTCTGCGGCCGGCAGAGTGGCCCATGCACGTCTCGTCTGTATACCCGCGCTCGTAGTCTTCTCGACCCGGCCATTATTCAGGAAGCGGTAGTACATTCCATTCACCACCAGGTTGGCGTTGCGGTTAGGCTTGAATGCACCAGCCTTGGTCTGAATCAGACGGATCAGGTTGACTGGAGCCATCTTCGCATTAGCCTCTGGAATCTCCATATTGCGTGCAATACCCAGGAGCTGCGCCTTGGTGAGGCGGGTCGCCTGACGGTTATTGATGCGCAGAATTCCATTCAGTCCCATAGTCACGACGTGCTGTAGCCCTGGCTTGAACTCTTCGTTCCCGAGTGCAACGACGTTCGTCTTGACATTGGCTGGAATTTTGAAAATGTTCCGAACCGCTGCAGGTATGTTGCGGCCAGCCGCAGTGTATGCCGCGATCACGGTCTTGCGGCCAGACGCCAGACCCTTTGGAATTGCGAACCAGTAAGGTTGTTTACCAGGACCTGGACGGACATAGAATCCTGGCTTGGTGGCGTTCCAGCTGGGTGCGCGACGATTCGAGGCGGTCACCGAAGGTCCGGCTGCTTCTGTTATTGGAATTCCCAAATTTCTGAAAATGGTCAGGGTGCTATTGGGAACGGCTACGCCCGCTTGTGCGTACGCCTTGGCAACCACGGCCGCATTCTTCTTACCTAGGCCCATCGGTCCACGGTTCAGCATCTCGTGAGTCGTGATGTTTCGCTCCATCTTCCGCCATTTGTAAAGCCGAGGTTTCCCATTCGTACCCGGACGGATATAAAAGCCATGGGGGGGCTTGGCGTTCCATGAACTCGCAAGAGGGTACCGGTTAGCTAGTTTGGCTTTTTTGTTTGCGTTATTGCCCTTCTTGGGTTTCTTTATCGCTGGGGCCCCTGACATATTGAACATGAGGAATGGATAAAGTTCGTACTTTTCAATCATCTCCTTGAAAAGTTGTTTGGGTGCGTCACGTTCGGACGGATCCTTGATTCCGGTGAAAAGTACTGTACCGTTCTTGAAAAATTGGTAGGTCCATTTGGGTTCTTTAAGTTTGAGGATGACAGCGGGCACACCCATTTTGAGTTCGGGATTATAGGTGACTGTGGCCCCCGGAATCTTTTTGAGTTCATCCTTGAGATCCGCTAGGACAAAAGGTCTGTTGACGTAGAAAATTCCATCAATTTTTTTATAAATTGGCGGCGCCCGGAGAAGGGCCTTTGGGGCCCAACCGTTCTTCACTATTGCCAAGAGAGCCTCTTCATAATTTCCAAGACCCATGACGTCAAAGTAATTATCGGTAAGTACCAAAGTCTGTTGGCCACGCTTGGCCACCACGCGGGTCACGCCGTCTGCATCGCCAATCCAACCCTGACCAGGAACCCATCTGACGACGGGTTTTTTAAACGTCGCCTTGTATCCAGCAATCTCAGACAGTCCCTTTGGTGTGGAGTCGAATACTGCTCTAAAATTAGTGGGTAATTTGAAAGTAACGATCTTGGCTGTGAGGGCCGAGGGTGAAACTTTCCAATCACCTTGGGCGTTTATAAAAACGCGCTTGGATCGCCACAGTTTTTGAAATTCGGAAATTTTCCGAATTTGTTCCTGAGTCGGCTCCATTAGTATTTTATTACATTTTATTCCTGTGCCGTGAAATCAAGACCGAAGATGAATGGCTGGGTGGAGTATGCATTTCCGTTGTAAATTTGGGAGTCTACACGGACCTCGAGTTCCTTGGCACTGAAGGGACCTGCATAGAAATCCTGATTGAAACGATGGGTTCCCAGATTGTTCTGTTTGCAGTGTTCGTTGAACCGGGCAATGAACAAAGTTTGGGGCATGAACAGATTTGGACCAAACTTGAACTTCTCTGAACAGAGGAAATGCTGGAGTGCATTCGTGACTGTTGCAATCTGGCTCTGGACCGTCTTGAAATACTTGGGCAAAACGTTCCAGATGTCCTTGTCTGCATACTTATGAGCATAATCCAGGTACGCCCGGAGACACTTGCACAAAATTGCAGGAATCTCCTGCTCCAACTTCTGGTCTAGATGAGGATCCGCTTCAGAAACCTGACGACCAAAGTTCCACGTCGCGAGACGGCGCAAAATTGAACCAGAATTGTCTTTCCAATTGGGAACCTCATTTCCTCCCAAAATTCCAGGCGTCTTCCATTGCATACTGAGGGCCGTCTCATTCTTGCGCGCCACCGACACATCTTCACCCGACACGAGAGATTGGAACTCGGCCTGTTCCAGCTGAAGATCACCCTTAATCTCTGGACTGATGAACATGAACCCACGGTAAATGCTTTGGAGACCAAATTTCTTTTCAATATTGTTGGACAGGGTCGCCACGTCTTCACATTCGTAGAAGAGCTTACAGACCTTTGTGATGAGTGTTGACTTTCCTGAACGGGCAATACCCTTCAGAAACGGAATCACCTGCCAACCGTCCAGCTCGTTCACCTCAAAACACAGGCGGCCACAGAAAACGTACATCCACTTGCATACATCCGTCTCGAAACGTTGGTAATCCAAAACACACTGCATGTGGGGCGTGGGAATGTCGTACCAATCCTCCACCTCTGTGTAAGGATCAAATGGCAAATCAAAGTACTTGCAGCTTACCAGAGTCGGGTCCAGGTCGCGAAAATCACGCGAACTGTATGGGTAAAACTTGATTTGATACTTTTGGGCCTCCGAGTCCCAGTCCTTCCCAACGAGCAGGCCGTTCTGAAACGACCATGTGTGCCGATCCTTCTTAATCTCTGGAAACTGAAAGTCTTTGCAGTTTGTCAGGTGGCGCACCACGTCGCTCACAAGGCCGCCTCGGCTCGTTAGATTCTTCCACATCTCGGGGTTGTCCTCTTTCTGAGTCGTGTCATACACAAACTCCTTGATCTCCTTGACTGGCTTCCAGGCCCGGGTGTTGCGAATTTCAATGCAACACTGGTCACGGTACCGACGATAACCTTCAGAATACGCCTGATGGAGAAGAAACAGAAGAAGCTTTTGGTAAGGCGAATTAGACTCATCATCTTTGAGGGAAGAATCATTGTTGTCAATCGCAAGTGTTGGGTTATTAATACGGTTGAAGCGGCGCTCCCAAATGCGATACTGTTCAAACATTTCCTGACGATCCACAATCAGGCGGCGAATCCTGAATTCAAGTGTAAATTCGTCACCATTCGCATCCTTGCTTGGGCGCTTATTTGCGTCGAGACTATCAACGCGGTTCAGTAGTGTCCGGCAGTTATTAATGAAACGGATCTTGCGTTGCTTGACATGTTCTGGGGTGTAATTTATAGGGTAACCATCATCGTCACGTTCTTGGTCCTCTAGAAATAAGACGTGGGCCCACATCTTATCAGCCGCGAGGGTATTTTCACGAATCTGGAAACCAGCATCGATTTCAGCTTGAGTTATTTTAGACTCAAGTTCCTCAATCGTCCACGAATTGATTTCAGAGCTCTGGTGGGCCAACCGGATCTCCTCAGCATGTTCAGAGGTTATCTCCTTTTCGATTGTGTGGACTTTCTTGGCGCTTGGCATTGTTAAGAAAGGGCTAGACTTTTTTAAGCAGCATCAGTGGGTGCACACACGCAAGGCTTGCTGCAGGTGGGCTTTGACATGGCGCTCAGGATTTTCACGAGAATCTTGTTCTGCATCTCCAGGCTGAGGGCAATCTTCTCCGTGGCGTCCTTTAGGCCGACCAGAGCGGTCGCAATGGTGTCGCCGTCCTCGGTCATCAGGAAGCTCCCCAGGGCCTCCATTGGATCCATCATATCATCACCAAAATCCATCTCCTCACCATCATCAACCTCGTCTTCCTCTTCCTCCTCGGGCTCTGGAGTTGAAGGTGGGTTGGGGCGGGGGACGCGAGACATTTAATAAGTCATCAGAAAAATGCCGCGCCGGTTGGGCGCGAGGTTCGCCAAATTTTTTTCTTGGGGTATAGTACAAATGGCGGGTGGTCTTATGCAGCTGGTTGCTTACGGTGCTCAGGATGTGTATCTGACGGGTCAGCCCAAGGTGACCTTTTTCCAGGCGGTGTACAAGCGTCACACCAACTTTGCGATGGAGAACATTCAGCAGACGGTGAACGGCACGCCATCCAACGGTGGCCGTGTGTCCGTGACCATCGCCCGCAACGGCGATCTGGTCGGCAACATGTACGTGGCTCTGCAGCCCAACAACAGCGGTGCCAAGACCACGACTGACAACGTCAACCCCGACACGTGCTGGGTTGCCGAGCGCGCCATCTCCGCTGTGGAGCTGACGATCGGTGGCCAGCGCATTGACAAGCACTACCAGGCGTGGTTCCGTCTGTACGCTGAGGTGTTCCTGTCGGAGTCCGACAAGATCAACTACGGCAAGCTGTCCTCTTCCCCAGTGCCAGCTGCCGACTCCACCAACAAGAACTACGTGTACCTGCCTCTGCTGTTCTTCTTCAACCGCAACCCCGGCCTGTACCTGCCCCTGATTGCCCTGCAGTACCACGAGGTCCGTCTGGACTTTGACCTGACCTCCAACTTCAGCGCCTACTTCGGTGCGTCCAGCCCAGTGTTCGAGGTGTGGGCCAACTACGTGTACCTGGACACGGAGGAGCGCCGTCGCTTCGCCCAGAAGGGCCACGAGTACCTGATTGAGCAGGTGCAGCACACCGGCGGTGACTCCGTGGTGTCGGGCGCCCAGACCATCCGCCTGTCCTTCAACCACCCAGTGAAGGAGCTGGTGTGGTGCTACCAGAACACGACCTCCACGTCCAACAACAGCATGTGGAACTTCTCCACCGGCTGCGCGAACGTGAACGTGACTGTGAGCATGAACGCCGTGACTCTGTCCAACACGGCCATCTCCGTTGCGGGCCCAACGTCTTTCCTGCCTCACGAGGTGGGCTGCCCTCGTCTGTACGCCAACAACGCCACCGTGGCCAACGTGATGTGGGTCGAGGAGGCGACTCTGGTGACTGGCGCCACCGGCTACGAGGTGGGCCCCCTGCGCGACTTCAAGCTGGTGCTGAACGGCCAGGACCGCTTCAAGGAGCAGCTGGGCAAGTACTTCAACCAGTACCAGCCATACGTGTACCACTCTGGCACGCCTTACCCAGGCATCTACGTGTACTCCTTCGCCCTGCAGCCAGAGGAGCACCAGCCAACTGGCACTTGCAACTTCTCTCGCATTGACAATGCCCAGGTGGCGATCACCCTGAAGAACGGCAACTGCCCTCAGCAGAAGATGTTCGCGGTGAACTACAACATCCTGCGCATCCAGTCTGGCATGGGCGGTTTAGCCTTCTCAAACTAAATCCTACCATATTAATTTTTGTATGGTGGGAATAAAAATAAAAATCCAAAAAAAAAACGGGCTTCGGCCCCAGGAACGTCAAGGTTCCTGAGGTTGAAACTTAAAGAATAACTTTTATAGAACGGTGCAAAAAGATTGCATCGTGTAGTGCGACGTTCCCAGACGTTCCTCCATGTGGAGAACACAAAAAGGTTAACCGAAAGAAGGTCACCGTTCCACAACCTCCCAGTGACCAGAACCAGCCGCAAACTCCTTCTCAATAATTTTAGAAGTAAATTCAGGATCAAAACCTGGTGAACAGCAAAAAACATCAATATAAATCTTGTTCAATTCAGGATACGTATGAGCACTAAAGTGACTTTCGGAAAGCACTAGAACTCCGGTTGACCCATGAGGTTCAAATTGGTGAAAGGCTCGGCCCACTACTGTGAACCCGCACCTTTCAGCGATTCGTTTCATAATTATTTCGAGATGTGAAGCCTTTGAGACCCACACACCGTCAACGTGTCCTATGAGATGGACATAAACCATATAACTCTAAGGAGTTCTCATTTTATCTATAATTAGCCAAACTGCAAGAACGATGAAAATTCCACCAAATACAGGGCGACCCATCGTCTGGTCCTGCTCATTCTTGGCCTCTACGAAATTTGATACCCCCAGACTCGCCAGAAGGAGGACAAAAAGAACCAGAAAAATCGTATAAAGGTCAGTTGCCATGTTTTATTATAACACGTTAAAATAAATGGACGAACTCGTGCACAAGTCCGAGGTTGTTGATTCGGCACTCGTCAAGGCTGTGACCGCCCTGATGCCTGGCGCGAGCATTGACGAGATTCTAGATTGTACAAGAAGCGTCCTCCTGAAACGCGTTTACACATTTCTCAGGGGTCGCCATCACCCTACAGTTGTACACCTGATCGATGAAATAATATTAAAGGGTCTGTCAGAAACAGATGCGAAACAGGTTATGAATTTTTTCATAGATGATGAAAACGTGAGCCTAGAATTGAAGCGTGAAATTAGCGCTCTGCTGGATTCTGAACTCATAGGTTCTATGTTCAAATTTATTTCAGAATTGGACAAGTCAGACTCTAGTACCCACCGTAGCCTCTGGTGTTGTATCCGCCCGAAGACATCGTGCTAGAGAAATACACTATGAAAAGGCCCATAACCATCAGAGCTGCCGCCTTTATCATCTCATTTGCATACTGCCGTCTGGAGGCAGTCAGGAAAGACTGGAGCCCGAAAATGATCAACACGATACCTGTCACTATTAACAATAACTGAGGTGACATTTAATAGTTAAGGACATTTTTATTTAGTACATCATGAATTTCGCTTACCTAGATGCCCGCAGTCTTCTGGATACGGTCCTGGGGCCCGTTCATGATACCGTCCCGACCATCCCTTGTGATCTCGGTCCGATATGGGATGACTTTGCTGGGGAACTTGGTAAGTTTAAAACAGAATTTGTAAAGACCAGGGCTGAACTGACTCGGAGCATGGCCAAACTGAATGAGAAACGTGAAGAGCTGAATGTTCTCAAAATGATGTCAGAGAATATCAACTCTCCGAGCTTAAAAGAAAAGCTTGATGATATAATAGACAACTACGAGTCCGAAGAGGGCATCTCGGCCCTGACTCAACATTGCGGCGAGGTTACAGGCCGGTTGGAGGCGATGAAGAAGGTGCTGATGGATACTGGTGCGGAAAGGTACGGGAAATTTACTTGCTTTGTGTGCATGGACAAACTCGTTGACCGTTTTATCGACCCATGTGGTCACGTCATTTGCGATACGTGCTGGCTGAGGACGGTGGATAAGGATCAGTGCCCAGGATGCCGCGGTGGCATCCATGGAGTCAAGAGAATCTTTACTATGAACTAGGTGCGTTAAATATTGAATAATTGTTTGTTGTGTAATAACAGACCTGACTTTGGCGCAGTGGTAGCGCATCGGATTGTAGCTCGGTTGCATGTTGCAACCGCGGGCGAAGCTCCG